TACTACAACCTTTCGGCAGAGGCGCTCAGCCAGAAAAATTAGACGAAAAGAACAAAGAAAAACAACCTGATATTATAGACACAACAGGTAGAAGCATAGAACTTAAAAATGTTTGGAATATTGTAAGGAAATTATCAAAAGATTATGGTGTTATGGTAATGAGCGAATTTCCTTTAGATTTTGGCAAACACATACCTAATAAACCTGTTGCTCTTCCTATGGGAACGCACATTAGAGTTTGGATGGGTATTATACAACAGGCTGATCATTTCGTTGGTTGTGACTCTGTTGGTCAACATATTGCCCATGCATATAATAAATCAGCAACGGTTATCATTGGATCTACGTATCCTATCAATACAAGTTTTCCAGATGACGAAAAATTTGATGTAATTGATCTTGGAAAAGATGAACGTGTGTATAGTCCTATAAGAGTTACTTCAGATGAGTTTTCTGACAGGCTAAATGAGGGTATAATGGCTATGGATGAGGAAACTGAGACTCGTATAGTGAAGTCAGCACAAAGACTTATCAAACACGGTAAAAACAACCGCAAATAACCTATATCTACGTATTCCACAACTCTTATCAATTAGGTAAATACACTATAACAAGGGATTTTCGACTATGTTTGATGTATCAAGATTTTTTGGCAAGGGTGATAAAAATACGCTTCTTTTAAAGAACGGATTGAATTTTTCACACAATGGGCCATATGGAGTTGTAGAGGACGGTCTAGTATTAGACAAGTTCCACGTGAACACGTTTTCATCGGCTGAATACGCAATCCAAGTTGATTATGATACAAATAATAAAGAACTTATTAAAATGCTGGTTACAGCAAGTCCCAACCAGTCAGCATTAACAATATACGCAAGAACTAATTTAGGTAATGATTTAATTACAATAGATAGCACTGTTGATAATTCATTATGTAAAATAACAGTAAGTCCTACGGATAAGTCTCAAACAGAGAAATATTCAGGATCAAAAATAATATTCAGTGCCACTTATTTTGCAACACAAAACGCATTAGTGGGAGGAACGCAGGTAACAAGTTAATATGGCAGTAGTAAAAAGACCTTTTATAAGTGAAAGTGGTTTTAAAAGTACAGGTTTCTCAGTTGATACGGCAGGTAACGTAACTGTCCGTACAATTACAAACACGTATACTCCACCAGTTCCAGCAGTTGTTCCTGATTTTAATGTGAATGAAACTGCAGGTGCATTTACATGGAAACAAGACGGCACAGCAGTCTCAGGAAATAATCCTACAATTACATTTGAAAGAGGTAAAACTTATTCAATTAATTTAAATTTAAATAGTTTAGCATTTAACATTTTTAAAGCAGACACTAATAACAGTGCTATACCAGGTGAATTATACAGCACAGGATTATCACACACAAATATTGTTACTGGTGCAACTTTAACTTCAGGCAGTAGAAATTTTGCACAAACTTGGCAACAGGAAACAACAGGTGCAAACAGAACAGCACAATATTTTGTACCAGATACCACTGGCACAGCATTCGCTACAAAAAAATTACCAGTTGTAATTGCATTACACGAATCAGGTAGTAATAGTACAACAGGTTTAGCGTCAATTAACTATATTACGAATTCAGTATTAATTGCACCTCAAGGTTATTTGAACACATGGAACGTAGGATATCAAGCAAGTAAGGCTGATGATATTGCTTTATTAGATTCAATAATTGCGGATTTAGAAAATTATGACAATGTTGACACAAGAGAAATTACAATAATTGGATTTGGAAATGGTGCACAGTTGGCTTTACAATATTCAGCATACAATCAATCTGCAACAATTAAACATATTATTTGTTACAATGGACTTTTACATTTAGATCAATACAACTCTACCTTAAATAAATTTTACAATTACTCTTTGACTAGTGTAGATAACGATACGTCTACAGAAATTGCATGGACAGAAGTCACACCAATTGGACAAAGAAAAATTTTAATGTTTAATGGTGAACAAGAACTTAACTTTTTGTTTAATGGCGGAACATATTTAAATCAAACTTTGTATGGTGGTATAGATTCGGTTTTTGCTATGGCAAGAGCAAACGTTTACAACGGTGCAAAAATTACATCAGGTGATTTACAACCAAACGGAAGTAAACTTTATGATTATAGTGATGTTAAGATGTATGCATTTCCAACAGTAGCAAATAATTTTTCTGCTGTACAAAATGATCTACGTTCTTTAATTACTACACAAATTACTCCAGGTACATACTTAGATATTCCGACTGCAACAACATTGACTGATGCACAGGCGCAAGGACAACAAACTGGAAATTTAAGTTATACAGTTCCAGTAGATGCACCAGACAGTATGTTTTATGCTGACAGTGACGGAAATCCATTTGGTACTGTAACGGTAACACAACCATCTGTAATTGGTGTTGGTGTATTCAGCAGTATTCTTAACACAGGAAATTTAATTCAAAACGGTGTAAATGCTAATATTGAAATGAAGCCTACAGGAACAGGTTTAATAACAATTAATCCTGAAACTACAGGTATAATAAACAATATGAACGTTAACACTGCACAATTAACAACAACTGGAAGTGTTAACTTAACACCGAATGCAGATGTTACAATTAGTCCTCAAGGCAGTGGAACATTAACAATCAGTCCCCTTGCTACAGGCACACTAGATAACGTTACAGTGGGCGGAACGGTGCCTAAAAATGGAACCTTTTCAAATATAGTTTCGGCCCAAGGAACGTTAAATAGTACTACAATAGGATTAACAACTGCGGCACAGGCGGCATTTACATCGGCTACTGTAACAAGTGGCCCGGCAACGGCTAATAGTTTAACTAGAAAGTCGTATGTAGATAACACTGCAACAGTTTTAAGTATTGCCTTAGGAGCGTAAAAAAAGAATGGCTAAAAGACGAATAAACAATTATAAATTTATACCAGGTATCCCTACAACAGGAAATCTATATCCTAATGCTTGGGCACAAATCAATGCCAACCAAGAATATTTGAAAGATGAAGCAACGGCTTACATTGCTTCTAGAGTTACAACTGACACGGCTTATGATGCTTATCCTAATACGTCAGCAAGAATAGTAAACAACTTAAACTACATTAAGGCGGAAGTTGCAAAATATGTAGAAAATCAGGTTGCAGGAAACGTGGCTCCATTCGCAGGTTACTCAGGATTATCGGCAAACATTAAAGCAGATGTTGAAAAAGTAGTTAACGCCGCTTACAAAGATGCAAGATATGGCGGTAACGAAAGAATGAGGGCACAGGCAAACACATATTTTGTAGACGGTGTATTACAATTAGGTGATCAAGGTAATCCAGAAATTGATTACTTAACATACGCAAGAAACTTAATTCATAGTTACATCTTAACTGGTGCGGCAAATTCAACAATTAACACAGAAGGATTAACACAAAATACTTCAGGTTCTAATGCTGAATCGGCTGGTAGAACTTTAATGCAGAGTAACATGAACGTTATCATTAATGCAATTGATAATGGTATAATTACACTCCCAGCAGAAGTTATTTCTAGTTATCCTTTTGCAGATTACACGTATGACGGTTATCTTTGTGAAAGAGATATGGGTTACAATATTACTGGTATACTGAAAGATTTGAGATATGGTGGTAACGAACAGTCAAGATACAATGCAGGCACATATTGGAACGGCGAAGTATCTGTATTAACAGGAAATAGACAACCAGAAATACAAACGAAAACTGAAATAAGAAACATTATTAATAATTTTATTATTCCTGGAGTTGCACACACTACTAAACAAAGTCCAGTGGTAACACAACAAACAATTTTAGGAAGTGCAGGCGAAGCCGCGGCAACTGGAAGAGTAACAACATTATTTGGAATAATCACAGATGTAATTCAAAATGGATTAGATAATTTACCAACGCAAGTTAACAACGGTATATCAAGTGTTAAAATTCCTGAAAGAGTAGAATTAGCAGAATTACTATTAATTACAAACACAACAGACAACACAGTATTATACACTTTCAATGATGCTACGCAAGGAGCAACTACAAGTTATAAAAGAGAGTATGAAACAGATACTTCTAACACAACAGCATTTGTTGATCCAGATTTTCCAAAAGCGTATCATGGAAATGATGTAATTACAACAATATTTTTAAATGCAGATACATCTGGAGATAATGCAACAGATGAATTACAAATATTTGTAGAAGATGATGAAGTAAGAACACGTCCACATGACTTTGGAACTGATGCAATTGAAAGACTTAGAGTTGCACAACCAGAATCAATGCTTGATGCTGACTTTGAATACGGACTTCAGCCTACGAAGTGGCAAGCCATCGCAACACAAAGAGGTTATCCATCAATTTATGAAGTACCAGGCACAGACTTTGATATAGCAAGTGTAACTTCTGATGCTTCGGCAGGCACACAAGGTATAGGTTCTTCTTTAATTACAGTGACAACTGTAGGACCACACAATTTTGAAGCAGGACAACCTTTTACAATTACAGGATTTAACAATGCGGTTACTGGTGCAAGTAGAGCCGCTGGTTCATTTGTTGTAAACACTATCATAAGTTCTACACAATTTACATATTACGCAAAGGCAAAAGTTGCTTCTGCTAATCCAACAACTATTTCTACAACAAACACACAATTAAGAGAAGGTAATTTTTACACAGGAGCGGCGATAGGATTTCCATCGTTCAGTGTGTCAAGTAATGGTTCTTCAGGATCTTTCCAAACGGCTTTAAATGCTTTAAGTGGTGCAAGTATTTTACCTTACACAGGTACAACACCACCAATTGGTGCTCCGCTGTCTGGAACAGGTATACCAACAGGTACACAGATTACTGGTACAAACGGCGCAGGTGGTTCACTAGCATCTCCTAATGTAACTGGAGACTTTTTATCAGGAGTAACAGAAATTACAGTGGCAGATTCCGCTGGTATCGTGCAAAACTCTGTAATTGATAGAGGTGATGGTTTTGCCGTTGCGATAACAAATATAGCAGGAAATAATTTAACTTTATCTGGACCACTTACACAAAATTTAATTGGTGACATAACAAACTACACAGGTCTCGCAGGAGTTAACTATACACCAGCAGGTCAATTAGCAACATTTGATATATCAAGAGTTGGTGGTAACTACTCTGTTGTTATAGCGGCTTCAGGTGAAAACTATGTAGTAGGTGACGCAATAGTAGTTCCAGGAACAAGTTTAGGTGGTTCTACACCAGCCAATGACGCAACAGTATTAGTACAAAGTGTAGACACAGGCGGTGAAATTTTAACAGCAACAATTTCAGGTTCCGCTTTTACAGGAACAGGTAGCACAACTGGTACATCACCAACATGGCAAGGTGGTGTTGGTCAAGGTGCACAAATTAATGTTACAAAAACTAATCAATCTTACTCAGTTGCATTGAATTCACCAAGTTACACAAATACAGCAGTTGGAACTTTCCCAGGTGCGGTAGGAAACGGTGCATCATTTGATATCACTGCATCAGCAGGATCTTATTCTGCAACTATAAATGGAGCAGGTACAGGTTATATCCAAAATGATGTAATAAGAATTGATGGTTCTGTGTTTGGAGGAACAAGTGCCAACCACGCAAACATTAGAGTTACAAGTGTAGGTGGCAGTGGAGATATTACAGGTATATCAGTATTAGGTTCAGCACCAGCACAAACGGTTGTTTACAATACTGTTGCATTTACAGGTGGTAACGGTACATCTGCGGCATTCAATATTACAAGAACTGGAACAAGTTATTCAGGAGCAATTACAAACATTGGTTCAAATTATCAACAAAATGATGTCTTAACTTTCCTTGGAACAAATTTAGGTGGTGCAACAACTGCCAATGACGCACAATTAACAGTTACATCTGTTGATGGCAACGGTGGTATTTTAACATTTAACGTTACAGGTACAGCAGTTGACACGAAAGACTACACAGCAATATCAAGTGGAGCAAATTTATCAGGTGTTGATGGTACATTTGATATTTCAATTTCTGGCACTTCATATTCAGTTGCAGTAAACAATGCAGGTAACGATTACAGTGTAGGACAAGAATTATTAATTGCAGGAACAACATTAGGTGGAACTTCTCCTGCAAACGACGTAACAGTCACAGTTGCATCAATTACAGGTTCTACTGGTGCAGGTCCAATCAACACAATTACAAGTTCAGGTACAGCGGCACTTGAAGGTACATCAGGTTACAAAGTAGGTGATCAATTCCTAGTAGGTGGTGGTGACTTAGGCGGTGCGGCTACAACAAACGACGCTATTGTAAGTGTTGGTGGTGTAAATGGAACAGGTGGTATTACGTCATTAACTATTGGTGGTACAGGAACAGATGCAAATGTTGACTATACAAGTCCAGCATACACAACATCTGCTTCGGGAGCCGGTGTAGTGTTTGATATAAACAGAACAGGCACGACTTATTCAGCAACATTCAGTGACAACGGTTCTGGATTTATTGCGTCAGAAACAATTGACATAGCGGGTACGGCATTAGGCGGTACATCACCAGCAAATGATTGTCAAATCACTGTTGACACAGTATCAGCAGGCGCAGTTGCAACATTCACAGTAACTGGTACAGCAGTAAACACGGCAGTATACACAAATGTAAACAAAGCAGGAAGAACAGGTACAGGTTTAAGTGTCGACGTTACTTTAGGAGGCGGATCTTACAATGTCGCTTTAAACAATCCAGGTGCAAACTATGGTGTAAACCAAGTATTCAAAATATTAGGAACAGATTTATTTGGAACTTCACCTGCAAATGATTTAGAATTTACAATTACAGCAGTAAACAATTTAACAGGTGGTGTGGTAACAACAATAGGCAGTGTCACAGGAACAGCAAATACAGGTACTGGTAATTCATTGGGAGTTAGCGGAACAAATAGAACACCACAAGGTGTTGGCGCCCAGTTTAGTATCACAAGATCAAATCAAACTGACTCATCAACTGATTACACAGATGTACAAATAACAAGTTTAGGTTCAAATTATCAAGTAGGTGACAAACTTGTAATAGCAGGATCAAGTTTGGGTGGACAAACTCCTGCAAATGATGTAACAGTAAGAATTCAAAGTGTCAATACAACAGGTGGAGTACTAGCACAAACACATTCAGGTACAGCAGTAGGTGGTACAGGTTTGAGTGTTTATGGTTCCCTTTCAATTTCAGAAACAATTTCACAAAATATTCCACAGAACGCAACAATATCTTACAGTGCGTTAGCAACTATGCAAGTAGACTTTACTACTCCACATGGATTAGTTCCAGGAAACGCATTTATCGTAGTAATACAATCAGATGACGGAGCGAATAATCACATACTTGCATCAGGTCCATTCTTAGCAACGGCAATTCCGTCAGCAACAAGACTACAATATCAAGTAAGATCTCCTGGAGCAATTACAGATTCAGGATGGCAAGGTTTCGTTTATGCAAGACCAGATTCATTCTTCGTGCATAGACCATTTGATGGTGGTGTACAATTAGGAACAGGTGGTCCTTCACATGGTGCACAGGCAATACGTCAATCTAAAAAATACATTAGATACCAATCAGGTAAAGGTTGTATGTATACAACGGGTGCCTTGTTTGCTCCATCTTATGACTTATTAACAGTTTCAGCAAACGGATTAACACAAGGTTCTACAATCACAGTAACAACTGATGATGTTGACCACAACTTACAGGTTGGTGCTAGAGTAAGATTGATAGGTATTGCAACATCAGGTTATGATGGTACATACACTATTGCAAGTATTGTAAATGAAAGAACATTCACAGTATTGGCAACTATTGCACTTGGTGGAACAGTGGCAGAATTTACAGATCAACCACAGGTGTCATTATATCAATGGAATGGTGCAACGGTAAGATCAGGAATTTTTGATGATCAAAACGGTATCTATTGGGAATATGATGGACAACAAACAAACGCAGTACAAAGAACAGCAACAAGACAACTTGCAGGTGTTGTAACAGTTTCGCCAAACAGTAACACAGTGGCAGGAACTGGTACAAGATTTAGAGAACAAGTTAAAGCAGGTGACAGAGTTGTAATCAGAGGTATGACACACGTTGTATCTTCTGTTGCTTCTAATACATCTATGTTTGTTACTCCAGATTACAGAGGTGTAAACGTTTCGCAAGGTGTAAAAGTTTGTGCTGTTGTAGATAAGAAAGCAAAACAATCAGAATTTAACAGAGATAAATTAGACGGTGGCGGCAAGAGCGGTTACAACTGGGACGTATCTAAGATGCAGATGATCGGGATACAGTTTTCATGGTACGGGGCTGGATTTATTGACTGGATGGCAAGAGGTAACAAGGGTGACTTCGTGTTTGCTCACAGAATGAGAAACTCAAACATTAACACAGAAGCATTTATGAGAACAGGTAACCAACCAGTACGTTACGAAGTAACTAACGAAGGTCCAAATGGCAGATTAGAATTAGATATGACTTCTATTCAAACAAGTGTGCCATTAGTTGACGCTTCTTTCTTCCCTGATAATGGTGGTACAATATTAATTGACAACGAAATTATTACATATACAGGTAAAACTGGTGACACATTAACAGGTGCCACAAGAGCCGCGACACTAACAAACTTTGCGGCAGGTTCTACAAGAAACTACACAGCAGGATCGGCGGACACACACTTTAGAAACACAGGTGTTGTTCTAATATCTAATACAGCATCACCGATTATATCGCACTGGGGATCAGCATATCTAACAGATGGTAACTTCGACGAAGATAGAGGATATCTATTCAGTTACGCATCTACTGGATTAAGTCTGACAACTACGAAACAAACTGTATTCCTATTAAGACTAGCACCGTCAGTATCTAATGCATTGACAGGTGACCTAGGAGATAGAGATCTACTTAACAGAGCCCAGTTGCTACTAGACGGTGTTGAGATTACAACAGACGTTCCGGCGGCGGGCGTAAACGGACAGTTGGTTGTACAGGGTGTATTGAATCCACAAAACTATCCAATTGATCCAGCAGATATAGGTTGGGGAGACTTGAAAGGTCCAGCACAAGGTGGACAGCCAAGTTTCGCTCAGATTGCGGCAGGTGGTTCGGTTAACTGGAACGGTGGTGCATCACAAACTACTCAAACGGCAGACACTATTGCACAGATGACTGCGACAGCAAACCACTGGTTCAACTTAGGCGGTAACAGAAACTATGCTTACTTCCTTGAAGCACAATGGGAAGGCAAAGGTTTAAGAGTAGGTATGTCTGTAACATCAGGTCAGTTCCCATCAGGTACAGTTGTTACACAGATTATAGATTACAATTCATACTACTTTGTAAGATTCAGTAATAGACACACAGGTATAAGTTCAGGTCAAGCAGTTGACTTTGCACTAGGTGGTGATTTAACTGGTACAAACTTCTTATACATGGATCAAACAACATGGGAGGCTTCTAACGCAGTTAGCGGTACAGAAGTTGACACAGGTTACGCTAGTTTCCCACCAGGTACAACTGTGGCTTCAGTTGATCCATTAGATACATTTGGTGCATCTAACTTCTACAGAGTTACATTCACACAGACATCGACGGGTACGATTACAGCAGGAAGTTCAGTAACGTTTGTATTTGGTCAACCACCATATGCACAACCGGGTGAAACTATATTTTCATTTATTGCGGTGCCAGGTGAAAGAGCAACATTGAATCTCGGAGCGATCAAAGCCTTAACTAACACTACACTAGGTGGACGTGGTACGTTCCCTAATGGTCCAGACGTGTTAGCAATCAACGTATTTAGAACAGCAGGTACGGGTGCTGTGGCAGGAACAGTAACACTGCGTTGGTCAGAAGCACAGGCTTAATTATTTTTCTTCAGTAACGGTAGTTTTTTGATTATCGCCTTTAATTATGCGATAGTTGTCATTGGGATCATCAGCAGTACTAACTTCAGTAATACTTCCATTGTCAGTAAGACATTGTACTTGATGAGGTAGGAAAGGCGGATTACGCCATGTGTCGCCTTCATTTAATTCTTTAGTGTATAAGGTTGCATCTTTAGTATCAATCCAACTTAATAAAAATTTGCCATTGTTTATAAACCAAGATTCATCTTTTATAGCGTGATAGTGCATAGAAAATTTTGCACCTTTTCTATTGAAAACCATTATTTTTCCACAATATAAATCATTGGAAGCAAAAATTAATTCGTATCCCCAACCTTTGTCTATTTTTCCTTCTTTATTAATTGGCATTTAAAAATTCCTCCACTGTTTTAAATTTGTGTTCTATGTTTTTATTTAATTCTGTCAAATCTGCACTAGTGTAGGTTTGATATTGACCTTGTAATTTTGCAGGCATAGGTATGGTTTCTATCTCAGCATTGTATTTTTTGGCTACTAATTCGGCAACTTTCTGAAAAGATATTGGTGCACCTGTGCCAACATTAAAAATACCTGACACATCTGTATCCATCATCTTACTATGCACAGCACACACATCATCTACACACACAAAATCACGCAAATATTGATCACTGTTTTCGAACAATTTTATCTTGCCAGTCTTTGCCTGGTTTGCAAATTTAGTTACTGGTGATGCTTGATCGCCTTTGCTTTCTTCATTGCTACCGTACACATTAAAATATCTATAACCTTGTACAAGCACTTTAAATTCTCCCATTATTGAATTTACAAATCTATCAAATAGATATTTGCTCCAAGCATATGCATTGAGAGGATACACATCGCCATCTTCTTTGAAGTTACCTGTGTTGCCGTACACACTTGCCGAACTGGCATACTGAAAGTTAGTCCCCATTGTGTCACACATTTCTAAAAGTTTCATGCTGTATTCTAAATTTGTTTTTAAAATTTTATCTACATTTCTTTCAGTTGTGCTTGTAATTGCACCAAGATGTATTACCCAATCATACAAGGACGGGTCTGGAAAATGATTAGGATTTTCCCATCTAAATCCTATGACTTCGTGACCTTCTTTAGCCAGTTGCATTCCTAAATGACTGCCTATAAACCCTTTGTATCCTGTTAAACAAATTTTCATTACCAAACATTCTCCCATAATTTAATAATTTTATCTGCGCCTTCAGGTCTTATGCCTTTTGTAAGTTCGTCATGATGGTTTGGCATATAATTCATGTTGATATTAATTCTACTTCTTTTATCTGTACAAGTTGTTCCTGTGTGTTCCATATAACTTGGAAACACTACCATAGAATTTTCAACACTAGGAACTTTAGTCCCGTCTTTAAATTCAGTATAACCATTAGTTGAGTTTACATAATATATCGCTGTATAACTTAATACCACTCTTGTATCTGCATGAAATCCATGTTTAATAATTTTTTCAGTCCTTGGAATGTTATTCGCTTTTACTCTAACAAATGTATTTGCTTTTAAAACGTTGAATATAGGATATAACAATTCCCAATTACTCCATTCTGTGGTAACATCTGAAACTCCGTGAAAATTATGAACAAATTGTAATTGATCTTTTTCTTCGGTCATTTTTTGTGAATCTTCTACAACGTGTTCCGTGTAATACCAAGGAAAATGATCACTTAACATTTTATCTTGTATCCTTTGTAATTCTTCTTTAGTAATTACGTTTGTACAAATTAATTTACCGTTTTCAATTCTTGTTTCCATTAACCTTATCCACTATGTTTGTTGTTGAAAATCCTTCTACTGTTGGAAAAATTTTTACTTCTGCTAATTCATTTCCAACCACTGTTTCAAATGTATAATCGCCACCTTTAACAATTATGTTTGGTTTATACTTCCTTAATGCTTCTATTGGCGTGTCTTCATCAAACACAACTACTTCGTCTACCCAAGGTAATTGTAACAACTGTTCTAATCTAGTTTTACTATCATTGTATGGTCTTCCTTCTCCTTTTAATCTTTTTACACTAGAATCAGAATTTATTCCAACAATTAATTTATCTCCTTGTTGTTTAGCAAACTTTAAAAGTTCAAAATGTCCTTTATGCAATATATCAAAAACTCCATTTGTCCAAACTACTGTATCTTCGATGTCCGATTTTTTAACTATCGAAACTCCTCTTCTTTGCACAATTTTCTCTGCACCTTTTACTGCTAATTCACAACACTCATTCATTGTTTTATCGTTTGCATAATGCGATATTATTGCAAGAGTTGAATCTCCTGCTCCACTAACATCTGCAACTTCTACAGTATTACTTCTAATATGATTATATGATTCTTTGGATACAATGTGTATTCCATTTGCACCATCAGTTACAATTAACCATGTCCATTCATTTGAAGCACATCTATATTTTGCGTCTTCTATGTTGAATTTTCCAAACCATGCTTCATATTCTTTCATATTAGGCTTTACCAAATAGGCACCAAAATATCTACTATATCCTTGTTTAGGATCAACATAAACATTTTTACATTTTTCTAAAATACGCATAACAGTATCTTTTTTAATGACACCTTTGTTGTAATCACTTACTATGACAGTGTCATTTTCTTGTAAGTCTTTTAGCAGTAATTCTAATGGAGTATCTAGTGCATAATGCTCTTCTTTATCTACACGTATGAGGTGTTGTCCGTTCTGTCCAATGATTCTTGTTTTGGTAGTAGTCATTTCACCATCTTGGCACAGATGCGACTTTACTCCATTTTGCAGTAAAATTTCTTGGATTTTGTGTCCGGGGATGTCGTTGCCCACGGACCCGTAAAGCCACGTGTCTGTGCCCAAGTTTGATAGGTTTAACGCTAGGTTTCCAGCGCCTCCAACGTTGAAGTCTTTGTTTGTTTCCTTGACTACAAGCACCGGTGCTTCTGGACTGACTTTTTGGCAGTCACCCTGCGTCCACATATCTAGCATTACGTCACCGATGATTTTAATCATTACATTAATTTTAACATTTTGAACACTGTGTCCAATTTTACTTGATTCATTTTGTTTTGAAGAGTCTTACGTAAACCTTGGTGTAATGGCTTAGGCCAATTACCAAAACTCACCCACGCATATCCATCGTGTTCAGTGTTCAATTTTGGAATAAATTCTTTTTCAACGACACACAAGAAAGTGTGATATAAAAAATTTTCGTCGTTGCTTATAAAAGTTTCCATAGGTATTTTCTTTTTAATTTCTACTTCACCTATTTCTTCTTTTATTTCACGGTTTAAACCTTCCCACAAATTTTCGTTAATAGTTGTACCACCAACTAAACCCCATACGTGATTTTGTTTACTTTGTACTCTGTGAAGTAATAAAAACCTTTGGGTATCCAAAGTATAGAAGAGTGCACCGCACCCGATAATTTTACTGCTCATGTAAATAATTATGTGATTAGGATATCTTCCAGGTTCCTTTACGATATTCGCCTTCGAAACTTAATATCCATTCCGTACCATTCCATTTATATTGGATACCAGTTTTTAAATTGGTAATAAATGTAGGTGTAAATGTGCTATCACCTGGATCTTTATTTGCACTTGCGTCAAAAATTATTTCCCAATTAGTACCATTCCATTCAACAATGTCGTTGGCACTGGCAACTAAATCTATATTGCTGTCACCTTTCCATGCATCTGCACCATCAACGTTTTGTGAACTTCCAATATCTTTTAGCAATAACAACCGTTTTCCGTTTTGTTTCATTGCACTAGGATTAAATGTTGTGGGATCAACAATTAGATCAACACTGCCTCTAGTATCTTGAGGTCCTACTATAATTGTGTCTGTAGGTATGGTGTCCATGTCCCATGTAACCAATAATTGCATAGGATTAGATTCATTCAACGCCACAGTGCCTACAACTGGAACATCGATCCCCTCTCTATTCAACTGCACTTTACTTAAACCTGCTTTGAAATTTGGAAGAACATCAAGGTATCCATTCCAAGCAAGTCCACCAATAACACCTTTGTCAATAATTGATACTGTTTGTCCAAGCACGTAAATATCGAACTGCGTTCCTGTCGTTCCTTGTACACTTGAAGTGTCTTTTCTAGATGCAACACTTGTATCGACACTTCCATCTGCGTTGGTTCTAATAGATGCTTTGATACTTTTTTCGTAATCATCTTGGTACGCCATCAACTCTGGCATAGATTGACTTAAATCTATGTTACCTGTCTTTTCATTGAATATACTCGTAATAATGTGTGTAATAACTCCTAATTTTTTTACTTTAGTTGGTGGACTAATAAAAATAGGCATACTGAAAGTTAAAGATGCTACATCAACTTCTGTTTCTGTCCCTAGAGGAATAGTTCTACTTGAAAAAGAAATATTGTTTAGTTCTACAACACTTAAACTTGTCCAATCGATGTAGTTGTCCGTTGTTTGTATTTCTAAACTTGGATTGAATAACATACATATCTGTTCTAATATTTGTAATTTTTGTTCTGTATTACTTGTCCATATGTCACAAGCCACTGTCAATGTATATGGAGTAGGCATTAGCCTCTCAACTGTAACATTTTTTCCCTGAATGTTTAGGTATTCTTTTTTATTTTCGTCATATGCCCGTTCTCTTACATGAACCTTACTAACAAAACTTGCGTCTGACAGTCTTGTTCTATCCATTTCTAAATTAGTCACATATATTCCCATTCGAGGAACACTAGGCAATTTATTTTCTGAATTATCTCTTATTATATGCGACACTTGTCTTGTCATGTCACCATACATAACAGGTATTGTACGCAATGCACCATCTCCATCCTTATAAGAGAAATTGCTCATGAGTCTTATGACCTGAGTAATATATCTTCTAATTTGTCCATCGTAAAAATGTTGCATTATTTTTTACCTTTTTT